CTAATATCATTGCGACAGTGCCGAAAGCTGACTTCGGCGTGTCAACTGCTATAATGTTAGTTGCGGCGGCATCAGCAACAGCAGCGTCAATAGCTAAAATTGCATCAACAAAATTTGAAGGTGGAGGAAGCAGCGGTGGGTCTGTTGATATTCCGAATATAGCTGCTCCGCCTGAAACATCAGCACCATCAATTCAAAATCAATCGTTACTTGGCAATGACCAATCAACACAAGCAGGAACGAAAGTGTTCGTAACGGAAAGCGATATTAAAAAAGTAACTGGTAGGGTTAGCGTTATTGAGAACCAAGCGAGGTTCGGATAAGATGGAACGCTTTTAAGTTTTATCTATTTATTTACAATGGATAAACCTGAACAATTACCGATTTATAAAATAGTCCTTACTGAAGATGAAATGGGTGCTGAATATGTTGCACTGGTAGATTCACCGGCTATTAGATTAAATTGGATTTCTTTTAGAGAAGAAAATGTTTTCAAATTCGCAGCAACGGATAACGAAAAGAAAATTATTTGTGGGCCGTTAATGATTCCCGATTCGCCTATTTATCGCTATTCAGAATCGAAGGGAGAACATATGGTTGTCTTTGACAAACAAACTATCGAACAAATAAGGGAGCGATTCTTTAAAAATAAAAATACATCGAATGTCAATTTGATGCACGACCCGAAGCAAGTAGTTGAGGGTGTGTATATGATTGAGAGTTATATCGTTGACAAAACTAAAGGAATGAATGCGCCTGAAATATTTAAAGAAGTTCCCGAAGGAACTTGGATGGCAAGTTACAAAGTAGATAACCCTGAAGTGTGGGCGAAAGTGAAGAGCGGTGAGTTTAAAGGATTTTCAATTGAAGGAACATTTGGGCGTGAATTAGATGACAGTTCAGCACTGGCAGAATTTGAGTCTAACATTAGAGAACTTGATAAAGATGGAACACTTAATGAATATTTCTATTTAATGTTAAGAAATAAAAATATGAAAACCATAACCAACTTATTAAATGAACTGAAAGAAAAGTTCGCAGATATTCCTGCTACTGAAGTTCCTCCAGTAGTTGAAGAAATAAAAGCAATGGATGTTAAAACTTCTGATGGCAAAATGTTAACCGTTGACGGTGAGTCCTTAATGGTAGGACACGCAGTAAGAATGGGAGATGCTATTTGTCCTGACGGAATTTACATTCTTGAAGATGGAACTTCACTTTCAATCGTTGAAGGTAAGATTGCTGAAATTGTTTCTAAAGAAGAAACACCAGTTGAAGATGTAATTGAGACAAGAATGGTCGCACTTGAATCAGCGATTGCCGAATTAAAAAATATTCAGAAGCAAAACACTTTCAACTTCAATTCAAATAAAGAGACTTTTGCTTCAATGATGGAGGCCATTGAGATATTAAGTGGCCAACCAAAAGTAAAAGCAGAACCAAAAGAAATTTTTTCAAAATCAAATTTAAAACAAACACGACTTGAGTTAATTGCTCAATCAATTTCTAAAAAAAACTAAATTAAAAAACGATGGCTTATAACACAGGAGGACTCACAAGTTATGTTTTGCAAAATGCAAACGAATTATTAACCAACTCCGTTTTAAAGGGAGTTACAATTGACCGAGTAACAAAAATGGTTGGCATAAAATCAGCGCAGTCATTGAACTTAATGGACACCGATGCAACCTTCCAAGCGGATACATCATGTTCATTTGACCCGGATGGAACAACTACTATTTCTCAAAGAGTTTTAGAAGTTGGTAAGATGAAAATTGAAGAGGCATTGTGCGAAAAGGACTTGGAACAGTTCTACACACAAAGAGCACTTATCGCAGGAGGCACTTACGACATGATGGCCTACGCAAAAGAATACACCGCTTTAAAAGTTGCAAAAATTCAAGCGAGTCTTGAACTTGCGATTTGGCAGAGCAACGCTTTTTTCGATGGCTTCATTGATATAATTGACGGCGCAGGAAGTGCTGTTGCAGGAAATACTGGTGGTGAAACTTCTATTACACAAGCAAATATTTTTGATATAATCAATGCAATGTTCGCAGTAGTTCCTGCTAATGTTCTTGACAAAAGTGATTTGAGTCTTTACATGGGATGGGACACTTTTAGAACTGCAATAAGTGCAATCACTACTACTAACTTTTTCCATTATCAAACTGACGGGTCGATGGAGAAAGGACAATTAAAATATCCGGGTACTAATTTAACTATGGTTGCCGTTCACGGATTGACTGGAGAAGATAGAATGTTCATCACTCAAGATTCTAATTTATACTGGGGAACTGATTTACTACATGAAGAGGAGCAGTTTATAATGATTGCAAATCCGTTTGAAGGAAACAGAATCCAATTTACTGCAAGAATGAAAGGTGGAACTCAAGTTGCTTTTCCTGCAAACATTGTTGAATATACTAACACATAAATAAAATAACTACTATGGCTTGTGCATTAACCCAAGGAATATCGGCGCTTGAATGTCGCAACAACGCAGGAGGTGTGTCAACAGTTTATTTGACAGAATTTGCAAATGTAGAAGACTACACATTAACGGCAGGAGTTTTAACTTCAATCACAATGGCAGTAGGAACTCAATTTTGGCAATACTCCCAACTAAAAGAAACTTCTGATTTCAAGGAAGAATTTAAAATTTCTGCAACGAAGGGAACAATTGGCTACGAGCAAACAGTTTCTCTTTTCATTCCGAAGCGTGACACCGAAAAACGCAACGAATTATATCTACTTGCACAGAACACCATTATGGTTATCGTTAAAGATTTGAACGGTTACTACACAATGATAGGCCTTGAAAGAGGTGCAGATTTGAATGACGGTTCAACTTATAACACGGGTAAAGCAGTAAGTGATGACAATGCTTGGTCATTGAATTTGATGGCAAAGGAAGGGATTCCTGCACCTGAAGTTGATGCGACCTTGATTGCTGACCTTATAGTTCCTGCGGTTTAACTTTTAAAATGTTGAAAAGCCACTGGTAGAAATATCGGTGGCTTTTTAATTTTACAGAATGAGAGGTAAAAAAGCAAAGAAGATTAAAAAAGAGATGTTGAAGTTGATGCCTAATCTTGCTATTTATAGTGCAAAACAATTCAAAAACATTTACCGAAACGAAAAGAAAGTGGAACGAAAATCAATTATTGCTATTTAGTTTTAATGATATTGCTGAAGTACAATATTGCTAATGATGTGGTCGTTACCTTGACTGAAAAAGAAACAACATTTGTTCCTTTGCAATTTGTATTTGTTTTCAGTAGTGGAAATAAAGGTAAGAGATATGCAACGGCAACGACAAATGACGAATCACTTTATCCTGAACGATATAATAAATTCACAATCACTCAAAGCAATAGTCCGAATCTAATTGACGGAGAAATAAAACTTGGCGAAGATGGTTTTTATTCATATACTATTTATGGAATTGACGAGGTTTTAGACCTTCAAGAATTGATTGCGCTCATTGGAATGACTTGGGCAGAAATAACGGCGTTATATAATGTAGTGATTTTGGAAACTGGTAAAATGAGATATGTAAAACCTCCTGAAGCCAAAGTAGAATACAATGCTGCTCCCGAAAACAAAACGATATTTCAGAACCTATGATAAAAAAATTAAAGTCGGAAACTTATTCGATAAAATTAGCGGCGCACAAAGTCCCGTTATTTTTGGAGCAGACACGCCGTGAAGACCCTTATGTGACTTACGGTGCGGATACTGATAACGATAGACAATGGTTCAATCTTTATCCTAATTATTTGTTACAACTGTTTAATCGTTGTTCAAAACACAATGCTATTGTTCTTGGTAAGACATCATTTATTTTAGGTCAAGGATTTAAGAAAGAAGACACTTTTGAATCAGCGAGGTTATTTAATTGGTTGGACAATATCAATCCAAGTTATGACTCAACAGAATTAGCACGGAGAATAATAACTGACCTTGAACTATTTGGGGGATTCATTTTAAAGATTCACACAAGAGCAGACGGCAAGGGAATTTCAGAAATTTACCATGCTGACTTTTATAAGTATAGAACGAATATTGCATCAACAAAATTTTATTACACTGCGAACTGGGGAGGACAAGGTTATCTGAATCCACAATTGAATGATGACTTCACAGAATATCCTGCCTATGTTCAAGGCAGTCAAGAGCCAGTGCAAATATTTTATTACAGACAATATCGTCCCGGATTAAATTGTTATCCATTGCCCGAATACATCGGAGCTGCGGCGGCAATAGAAACCGATATCGAGATATGGAACTATCATTTGAACAATACAAAGAATGGTTTTTGGGGTGGCAAATTAATATCCTATCCTAATGCACCACAAGAAGAAGACCAAGCAGATGTAGAGCGGAAGTTGCAGAGGAAATTTGCAGGAACGGATAACGCAAATAAATTCATTTTATCATTCGGAGCAGGTGACCAACAAATTCAGATTTCAGATTTGACGAACACAAATTCAGATAAGATTTTTGAAAGTTTGATTCCGAATATTACTCAAGAGATTATAACAGGTCACAAAATTACATCAGGAATGCTATTTGGTATAAAAGAACCGGGGTCACTTGGTGGGCGTTCCGAGATTTTAGATGCGTGGAATATTTTTCAGAGTTCTTATGTCGCACCGAAACAAAAAGAAATTGAAAGGGTGTTTAACTTTTTTGCTGAAGTGATGGGTGTACCCGCTCAATGTAGCATCACGCCGTTGAAACCTGCGGTTAGTTATTCGGAGGCAACTGTTGTTGCGGCGATGACACCTGAAGAATTAAGAAGAGATATCGGACTTGACCCATTGCCAACTCTTCCTAATGGTTCACCTGCAATAAATTCCGCTCCTGATAGTTTGCCAACCGAGGATTTGATTCCAACGCAGAATATGTCAATCAATGACAACATCAAGAATTTGACGGCAAAGCAACACCAACAACTGATTAGAATAATTCGCCAATACAACAAGCAACAGCTCACCCAACAAGCCGCTACTGCACTCTTAAAAGCAGGATTAGGACTATCTGATTTGGAGATACTTTCTTTGCTCGGAATTGAAGAAGATGAAGTTGAGTTGAGCAAATTTTCAGACGAGATAGATGAAAAACTTTTGACACAATTTAAAAAGTATGGCATCAATAAAAAAGATATTTTTGAAACCCACAGAAAATTAAAAGATGGAGATGCGATGTTATTCGCTCAAGGAATTTTAAGTAAAGATGAATTGAAAGTGATTTCATTATTGGATAACGACCCTTTAACAAAGACAAATACTATTGCCGAACTTCTTAAATTGGATGTTGCAGAAGTTGATGAAATAATCAACACCTTGGTTGAAGAGAAATATATTAAGATAAAAGATTTAAAAACTTTAATCGGAGAGCCAACAAAATATACAGTTCTAAAAAAGGGGAGTGATATAATTGCTGACGTGCCAAAATCCGTTTCAATCAAATCAGTTTACGAATATCAAGAGAGGATAGGACTTCCTGCATTGCTGACTGTTCATCGTCCATTTTGCGCTAAAATAATTTCGCTTGGAAGAGTTTACACCCGTGCCGACATTCAAACAATCAGCCAAAAAGTTGGGTACGATGTGTTTGAATATACCGGCGGATTTTATACAAACCCGAAAACTTTAGAGACCACTCCTTACTGCCGTCATGAATGGAAATCACGAATAATATACACCACTAAATGATAATATCAATTCTACTTTCTGAAAGCAGGTTAAAAGAACTGACAATCATTGACGAAAATGTTGACCCAAAAATATTAACGCCAACGATAAGAGATGTGCAGGAGTTGTATCTTCTTCCTATTCTCGGAACTGCGCTTTATAATGACTTACAAAATGAGGTCGTTACTGACCCTGACTTGTCAAGTAATCTTGATTACCAAAATCTTCTTACAAATTACATTCAGATATTTATGGCCAAGGCGGTGCAATACGAATGTTATATGGAGTTGAATATTAAGACAACCAATAAAGGGGTGCAAACAAAAACTGGTGAGAACTTATCTTCCGCATCGCTTGGGGATATCGTGCAATTAGCTAACAGAGAAAGTTCAAAAATGAAGATTTATCAAGAGCGATTGACTTCTTTTCTTCTTCAATATGCGCCTACTTTATATCCATTATATTTGACTCCTGGGAGTGGCATTGATACAATTTACCCCCATACAACAAATAATAAAGGAGGGATTTATCTTGGCCCATCAATTAGACAAAATTCAGCATTAGATAACTTTAGAAATGAAAGAAGAACAAGCCGACAAAATAATCCTTGGGGGTATCCAACGACCGACCAGTAAAAGAAAATATGAAAACAATAAAAACATTAACAAGTTAAAAAAGTTTTTGAATGTTCACGCACAATCAGATAATAAGTTCCTTCAAAACATTCTCAAGCGACCATGAGCAATTAGAATCTTATGGCACTGGGCCAATAGATGAAGTGAATGAAGCGACAATTCAAGAGCCAATTTATTACCCTCAAATGTGGGCGTTTTTATCGGGAGCAGCGACAAGCGAGAACACAATTTCATATTCATACGATGTTTTGTTTTACGACCTTGTTCAACCTGATGCGAGTAATATGGATGAAGTTTTGAGCGATACAATTTTAATTGCCAATGACTTTTTAATTTACT